TCTTCAATAGACCAGAATTCCGGCCAAAGAGGCTTGCCAGACGGTAAAAGCGCGGGCAGTTCAATTAAATCCCACTCTTCACCCTTCTCCCTCTTTAAAGAATCCGCCAAAACTCGACCCGTCAGGTCATTCTCAGCCCACCGAGTCATCACAATCACAATAGAACCACCTGGTTGCAGACGCTGTCTCGGGCCAGACGTGTACCATTCATACACTTTCTGGTAAACCTCAGAGTTTCCCGCGGCCGCAGCAGCCTCCTGCTCACTGTGCGGGTCATCAATGATCAACAAATCCGCACCCTTACCCGTAACCGTACCTCCAACACCAATAGCAAAGTACTCACCACTCTTATTAGTAGCCCACCGACCCGCCGCTTTCGAGTCTTGCCTCAAACTTACATCCGGAAACACCTTCGCATAAGCCTCAGAACCCACCAAGTTCCTCACCTTACGGCCAAAACCCACCGCCAGCTCTGCCGTATTCGAGCACTGGATCACCTTCTTTTCCGGAAAACGCCCCAAAAACCACGACGGCAACAAATAGCTCGCAAATTCAGACTTCGTATGCCTAGGCGGCATATTAATAATCACCCTCTTCGTCTTCCCCTCAGCTATCGCCTCAAACTTCTTAGCCATTAAAGCGTGATGCCGCCCGTGAACAAACCCCGGCCACATCATCTTCACGTAATCCATAAACTTACCCTGAGCCTTCTCCCTCTCCACAGCCGCATGGTAGTCAAAAATCTCATCCTTGAGCTTTTCATACAAAGCCGGCTCCATCCCCTCCAACAACTCAGCCAGAGCTGCATCCGCAATCATTCAACACTCCGAAAATTCACATAAACCGGCCGTATAGATCGCCGGCCCTCCAGCCTCTTCAACACCCCAATCTTCACCAACCTATCCACAATCTCCTTCGTATTCCCAATCCCAGTCTTCCCACGTATATACGCAATCTGCCTCAACGTCGGACTGTGCCCGTAACGCTTCCACCACTCATCCACTATCAAAAACACTTCCTTCTGCACCGGACTCACAATCACCTCCACACACTCATCCTTAGTCTTCCTAGACTTCGCAGACATCGGCCGATTAATGACTAATTTACGGGTAAAAACTTCTTTTTTCTCCACATTCCAACCTTTTTGACCATTTCATATTAGGGTTTACCCTAGCTCACTGGAAACCGTTTCCAGTGACATAGGGTTTACCCTGGGTATCCGTTTCCATTTTTATACATACCCCCCCCTATTTTTTCTCCAAATCACCATGGGGGGTGTTCTCTGTATCCGCAGATTCAGCATCCTCTGGGGAATTATTCGGGGGTACCGAATCTAGTTGTGATTGAGTGTTGGGAATACTATGCATGGTATAGGAGGGACTCCAATTGGCGTTTTGGGGGGTGGGGGTCTCGTCCAGGTCGACCGCGGAATCGTCAACGGGTGCGGCCATCTCGCGCGCAAGCTCGTGCTCGAGCGCGTCCGCATCGCGCGCAGTCACGTCCACCGCTTGGCTATTCATAAGCTCTCGAAGCTTGGCCATGATTGCGGACTTAGCATCGGCCGCGCTTCGGATATGCGTTATCTCGCGCCGCTCGGGGCCGAAGGCGGACACCTCGGAAACGGTGCCGAGCACCTTGGCAGCCTGTACGCGCTGCGCGTGTTTAGCATCAGGGTCAATCACGACCTGAACAAGAGAATGGATTACTAGCTCTCTCAATTGTTGGGGTGTACGATATTTCGCCGCTTCATTTGCGAGCCTGTACGCTTCGATCTCCGCGGATATTCTTGGGCTCTTTTTTAACCGGCTGGCTTGATCTCCCTGAGCCTTCTTATTGGTCTTCGTGTTATAGGTGCGCCTGTATGCTTCGGCCCCTGTATTCCCTGATGCAACTAAACGAGCGAATTCCCTTTGTTTATGTGTTAACTCATTAGGCACCATCAAGACCTGATCCATTGGCACCGTGTTCAATGCCTCCTTTACTTGCTGACGTGTTAATGCCATTTTTGCTGCCTCGCTTCGCTATGTTTACCGGCCTTCAAGCATACAGAACAAAACCGGAATGATCAACTGGGCGCGCTGGCAGTACTGTACAAAAAACCATTAGGGTTTTTATTCTTAAAAAAATGCTTGCTATTCACACAATTTGTCGGGTTTCAACCGATAATACAGTCTTGCAATTTTGCAAACGTAACTACAAAGGATAGACACAATGACAGATTTAGAAGCAATCATCGACACGGTGGAATTTAGGCTGCATGAGGACGAAAACGGCACCTGCCGCATTCTGAACAATGACAATGAAACCGTGTTTGAGAGCACCGACTATTTCCACGCGCTGGACATGCTGGAAACGGAATATTTGACGCCCGAACAAGTCGAAGCCCTGCGCCTTCACCATGAAGTGATGGAAGAGCTTCAAGCCGAAGACCAAGCTAATCGCGCCTTAAGCTGCGACCATTTCGCCGGATTTTGAAATCAAACAAAGGAGCCCAGTAAATGAACAAGTATCAACTTCGTGAAATCGGCAATTTAGCCATCATGCACAAGCTTGGAATGACAGGAGCCGTTGCGCGCGGTTTATCTGCCCTTATCCGCGCGGCCCGTACTGCGCGCGCCCGCGCTGCGCTGATGGAATATGCGCCAATTTTCGGCGTGACTAATCACCCTGATTTCATCGTTTGAAAGGGAAAAAATGAAGACCATTACCTACGCCACCGGCCGCACCTACGATGAGCCCCAAGTGCTCGAGATACAACTCATGCACGTAAGCTCTGATGAATCATTCATCGAAGGCCGCGCGCGCTTCATTGACCGCTCGCGCCACATAGCCGGCCAAGTGAATTTTTTTACGATGGGTGATTCTGAACTGGCTATCGCAAAAGACATTCTTGCGTCTTATGACTCCGGCCGATATGAAGCCGAAATTTTTGCGGCCATCAAATGACCACCGGAAAAATAAACCTTTGGCGCTGGCACGTCCGGCGCGCCACCCAAACAGCAACCGCACCATATAGCCCAATCAAATGAAAACCTTACCAAAAAGCCTTCACACTATCACCGCATGGGCGAACCTCGCGCGCCACTTTATGCGAATCGATGGCAATGACCCCAAAATGGCCGCTTTGCGCGCCGAATGCGTGTTAGGACTTGAAACCATGGCCGACACCTACGGCCTGAAAACCGCCGTCCTAAAACAACTCACGAAAGCCCCAAAATGAACGAACTATTCACCCCCGATGAGCTAATCAATATTGTTGACCAGCTGGCACAAATTCGCGCGCAAATTGCGGATTTGAAATGCGCTGAAGAATCATTTAAAGCCATGCTCATCGCAAGCGGCCATAAAGCCATTGATGGCACCACTCACCGCGCCACCATAACAAACGTGCCGCGCACCGTTACCGATTGGCGCGCAGTCGCTGACCGCTTGAACCCCTCACCGCAGCTTATAAAAGCACACACCACCACCGGCGCGCCGAAGCCCACCATCCGGATATCCGGCCGCTAAACTGTTTAAAAAACCAGGTTTTTACGAAAGGTAAACCATGAAAATCACTATTAATGAATCACAATTTATTGAAGCATTTCAAGCCGCTGGGCGCGGTAAGCAATTTTCTCGCGAAGGCCTGAGAATTTTATTCGCCGCCTTTGAAGAAATGGAGAACGCCACCGGCCAAGAATACGAACTAGACGTTATCTCAATTTGCTGCGACTACAACGAATCAGCTTGGGAAGACATAGCGGACGATTACTCTATCGAAATGCCCGCAAACGATGACGAAGGCTGCGAAACCGTCCGCCAATATTTAGAGCACTATACGCAAATTGTGGGCGAGCCATCCGATGGCGTGTTTGTTTATCAAATATTTTGAAATCATGAAAATTCACATTTATTCACGCACCGTTTACGGAAATCAAGTCATATATCCCGCATGCCAAGCGGCCGAAGCTTTTGCGGCCATAGCTGGCACCAAAACCCTGACGCTTGCCACTTTGCAGCACATTAAAAATTTAGGGTTTGAAATTGTTGAATTTCACGATTCCGCTTTAAGGAGCTTGAAATGAAGGGCCTGATCGTTTACGAAGGGCCAAGCCGCATAGACGGCGCGCCGGTGGTGGTTATCCTGACGGCCATCAAGGGCAGCGCCAACAGCAAAACCGGCCATTTAGTCCAGTCGTATATCCTGCGCGCAGATATTGACCCAGTAAGCGCCGCCAAGCTTGGCAAAGACTCTGCAATTTGCGGCCAATGCGAGCACCGCCCTAAACTGGCAGCAAAAACCGGCCGCGCGCCCTGCTATGTCAATTTAGGACGCGCCCCGCTTGGGGTTTTTAAAGCCTACAAGCGCGGCAGTTATGCCCACGCAACGCCGGACGAAGCGGCCGCATTGATCGCAGGTTTAAAGCTCAGGCTTGGCACCTATGGAGACCCCGCCGCCGCACCGGTGAAGCTTTGGGAAACCCTGACCCAGTACACCGCCGGCCACACCGGATATTCGCACCAATGGAAGCGCCGCAGCTTCAATGTAGACCGTTGGAAGAGCCTAATAATGGCGAGCGCGGACAGCTTAGACGATGCAGCATTAGCAAACCTGATGGGCCTTCGCGTTTTTCGCGTGACCATGGCCAACGACAAACAAAAGGCCGAGACAATTTGCCCAGCATCGGCCGAAGCCGGCCGGCGCGCACAATGCGCCGACTGTCTGTTATGCGCTGGCACCAGCAAAACCGCGCGCGATATCGTCATCAAAGACCACGCCCGCGGCCACGCCCGCCGCGTGATATCTATAGGGGTGGAAGCATGATCAAAACAATCACCGCAAAGTATTCCGGCCGCTGCGCGCGCACCGGCAACCCAATCCGCGCAGGGGATACGATTATTTTCAACACCCACACGCGACAATCTATCCTTAAAAAACCTGGTTTTTCGGATAGATATATCTCTGATGTATTTAACCTAGGGGGGGAAGAATTCTACAGAAACAAGGCCGGCCGCTGCGAGGATGCCCCTTGCTGCGGATGTTGCACTATTTAGAGCAAAGCATTCTATAAGCCTCACTTGTGGGGCTTATGGGGTAATTTTGCCCACTACAGGAGAAACAAAAGTGAACGAGCGCCAATTTAAATTTAGGCTTATCCAGCGCGACCTAGACGAAGACGAAATAGAAGAAATCCTAGACGATAGGGCAGACCTTCTGCTATTGGATGAAGCTCACCAAACCCTGATGGATGAATACAAAGATGAAAAATAAACACTTTGTTTGGGACTTGTTGACGGCCCTGCTATTAGGTGCGGCCCTTTCAATTCTAGCCTTCGCTTATTTTGACATTCTAATTAAGTAAACCTACGGAAGAAAACATGCAAATTACTCTAAAGAACATTAAACACTCTAATTTTGCCAGCCATGAAACGGAATGCTTCGAAGCCACCGTTTACATCGATGGCAAGCGCGCCGGCACCGCTTCAAATGACGGCCAAGGTGGGCCCAATATGTACCACCCGAACACTCTAGCGGAGGCGCTCGAGCGCCACGCCGAGACACTACCACCCACAAAATACGATAGCGGAGGCGAAACCATAACCTTTAAACAGGACGCCGACATAGTAATTGGCGAACTGCTGGTGCAGCACTTACTAGCGCAAGATCTAAAGCGCGCGATGAGCCGCAGGATTCTGTTTTTGTCTAGCGGAGGCGAACTTAAAGAAACTAAAAGCCTTCCTAAAGATACTTTAAACAAAGCATTGATGCGCCCTGAGCACCACCTCAAAAACCTGGATTATTTCAAGATCTTAAATCTGCTGCCGTTTGCGGAGGCACTCTCAATTTATCGTGCGAAAGCGGGGGCTTGACATGACTGTTTACGTTTTACAAGAAGAGGTAGATGTCATTGCGGTTTTTAAAACCAAAGAGCTGGCATACAAATTGGCCGCCGAATTAGGGCTAAGAAATTTTCACGTTCACACATTTCAAATTAGAGGGGATTAATCATGGGTTTTACTTCCAAATGCTGCGCCAAGACCAACCTTCCTATCGTTCACGAAGGCAGGGGATACGACCTATTAAATGAGGTGGTAGCACTATTGCCAAATGGCACCAAAGTGGCGGGCTCATATGACGGATATGGCCGAGTGGGGGGGCTTTCACTAATAGAGAACGAAGCGGGGGAATTCATATGGGATTCGGTGAAGATGGTGCTGCGGCAGCATTACGCTGATGAGGATTACAAAGACCTTCCCAAATCAGGGAATGAGAAAGCACAGGGGCACTTTATGGCTGACGAATTTTTGGATTACTGCTTAGAGCACGGCCCATTCAAAAATTACAAAGCATACGAGACCGCATTTAGAAAACTTGCAAACTGGTAAGGAGAACATCATGCCTTTAGTATTAGTTGACCCGCCCAAATCCGAAACCGCGGCACAAAAACCGGACGCCGTTTTTTTTAGCTACACGCGCGAGGAATTAGCGGAGGCGTTTGGCAAAGTAAAGAACCGCAAAGATTGGCGAAAGCCTATTCGCGCCAAGATCAAAGCCGAGGATTTTGATGCGGCATCTGCTGCCGTGGCTTTCTTCGCCGGCTGCGAGCTCGAGGTGGTGGAAAACTTAGGCGATGAGTACAAAGTTGCAGCCGCCGGTTATTACTCTGCTATTGGATCATAAGGAGAACAGAATGATATTTATACACGCATCAGAAAAAGGCCTCTCATTTGATGGAGATACTGGTACCGCGTTGGCTTTGGTGAATAACCTTAGACGCGCTTACGAGCTTATTGATATGCCCAAAATTTTGAGCGATTTCGTTTTTAATATTGAGGTGCAATTACAAAATGCCGGTGTATTGGATGAATGGTTTAATGAGGTGAAAGAATGAAAAAGGGCGAAGATATTGTGCTCATGATTGATGGGGACATTAAAGGAGCGCAGGTTATAGATATGCTGCCAAACGGCAATGTGCTGACATCCCTAAAGGATTACTACGGTGAATACATGGCGCTCCCTAGGCGCATCGCATTTACCGCGCTTGAGTGGGAACAAATTAAAGGTGAGTACGTATGAACAACTACAAAGTTACTTTGTACAGGCTAGTGCAAGAGAGATTCGAGTATGCGGTGGAGGCTGACAATGCCAAGCTTGCGCTGCAAATTGCCCAAGACGCTGCCAGCCATGAAGAATTATGGGAAGGCAGAGTACTGGAGGAAAACCAAGACTTTGAAGTGGTGATTGCGCGATGAGGGTACTTGTCGCTTGCGAGTACTCAGGCACCGTGCGCGATTCATTTATTCGCGCCGGTCACTATGCTGCATCTTGTGATCTGTTGCCCAGCGACTCACCGCTGGGTGACCACTACCAATGCAATGTGCTGGACATCCTAGACCATGATTGGGATTTGTTGATTGCTCACCCGCCCTGCACCTACCTCACCAATTCGGGTGTATGTTGGCTGCATCGCGATCCTGATAGGTGGAGGCTTTTAGATGAGGCTGCCGATTTCTTTCGGGCCCTGCTGGAATGCCCTATACCGCTGAAATGTATAGAGAATCCAATCCAACACAAGTACGCCAAAGAGCGTATTGGCCGCACACAAAGCCAGGTTATTCAACCTTGGATGTTTGGGCATATGGAGCAAAAGGCTACCTGCCTGTGGTTGGAGGGGCTGCCTTTGTTGCAGCCGACCAACGATGTAAAAGCTCAGATGATGCTGCTTCCGAAGCGCGAGCGGGAGCGGCTGCATTACCTGCCGCCCTCTGAAGATCGGTGGAAACTGCGAAGCACCACCTACAAAGGGATAGCGGAGGCGATGGCTGCCCAATGGGGGGTAAAGCAGCCACAGCTGGCGCTTTTGTAAATTAGGCCACACAATACCGCATGATTCAAAAATCCATGTTTGCCATTTATCTGTACGAAGACGAGGCCGGTCAGGTCTACGTTCGTGCAGATAGTTATGGCAATGGAGAAAAAGCCTTGGGCATGGGCTTTGAAATTCTTGAGAACCTCATCAGCTCGAGCGACCCTAGTGGAGGCGACATGCTGGTAATGCTACCGGTAGACCGCTGCCCCATGGTTCAATGATTTCAACAGGCTTTGCGAAAAATTAAACAGGCCAACCCGCAGGTGGGTGTCATTCGCATCTTCGCCAACCTGATCACTCATCCAGTACGGCCACCCAATTTCTTGGGCAACGCGCTCACCGGTTTTGCTTTCATCATTGTCTGCAATCACAACCCCAGACTTAATTGTGGAGGCGATTTTCTTCATGTTTCCCGCGGAAAAACATACGTGGATGGTGTACCTGCGCTTCAGGGATTTCATTACCGCCCGAACAGATAGCGCGGTAGCAAAGCCTTCGCACAGGATATCCATCCCTTTGTTGTTGAAAATAAACTCAGCATTGCTGGTGCGCTGGCCGTACAAAAACTTTTTGCCGCCTTGAATGTCGATCATCTGACACCCGACAAGACTGCCATCAACGCGCATGGGAATAACCAAGGTCGGCACCCCGCTCTGCATCAGGATGTTTCCTGTCTCATCTTCAAACCCTTTGGCCTTGAAATATTCATGGTGCCCAAGGGTGCATTGTTTCATGATAGCGGCGGCGCGATTGGCTGCATCTCTTTGCATCCTAACCCGCTCCAGCTACGCAGAATCTGCCAGCGATTTAAAGTCTCTGGTGCGAGCCACGCTAGACTTTTCGCCCTTCCAAATAGATACCTCTGTATTGATCGCATGATTCTGAACAAAGGCATGGTCACCCATAAACTTGACCGCACCGTTTCGCGTTTTAGGATGGTCAACCGTTGGGTATCTCCTCCAAATCCCAATGGGTGGAGGCGAAGTGATCAAGATGCCATGGGCCTGACAAAAATTTATAAAGTCCAATTAACGTCCCCTTTTAATGGCGCGAATGTATGCGCGCTTTTTTGCTTCAATAAAACCATGCACCTCATGGTCGGGTTCCACTGCTTCATCACTTAAATTTACAGGATTGACTCCAAACTTTTCCTTGTATGTATAGAAAGCCCAGCCAGGTTTTTTCCCTTGGTTCTGCACATACCACTGGAGCATCGACCACCACTTTTGTTTGTTGCCTCGGCTCATGGTCTGAAGCTCTTCCATTTCTCCGGCGGTAACAGAAACGGTGTTGCGCTTTTCTCTTATGTGGCCGCAGCTGGCGCACATATCCATGTATGGAGGCATGTATGCCTCGCAGACTGGGCACTTGGCTTCTTTCTTTTCTTTTTCTGTGGGCTCTTTCTTTGCCTTCTCTTTGCTTTCATCCAGCTCATTAACGCCGTTTTCAAAGACATCTTCCCAGTCTTTTCTGAAGCGCAGGTAATTGCCGGAATGGTCTAGCCACAATGCGAAGGGCTTGGATTCGGGATCTCCCATATTGGCGCGCATGACGCGGCCCATTTGCTGTATGTGGGAAGAAAGTGATTTGCTAAACGGTCTGGCAGACACGCCTATCATGACATCCGGCACATCGAATCCCTTGGTCAGAATGTCTGTCGCGATCAGGCCGTGGATTTCTGTATCGGGCTTGCTGAAATCAGCAATCACATCTTTTTTAAACTCATCATCATCTTTGTAGCTGATGGAGATGAAGTTGTAGCCCTGTTCTGCAAACTTGCGGCTCAGGTCGACGCCATGCTCTACGCCAGCGCAGAACACAATGGTCTTGCGAGGGCGGCCAAAGATTTCATGAGTCTTTTTAATCCACTCTTGAACAATGTCTCCGGTGATGATAATCCCGCGCTTGGTAGCTTCGGCCTGTGACCACTCTCCGGCCACCTTCTTTGCACCATCCATGTCAATTTCTTTTGAGATGAACACGCGCAGCGGGACAAGCACCCCTTGATCCACCAAATCTTTGGTAGTAATGGAGGAGACAACATTGTCGTAAACCTTGCCCAGCCCTTTTGTAAAGGGCGTAGCAGTCAACCCGATCACGCGAATGTTCGGATTGTTTTTGATGAACTCAATGGTCTGCTCTCTTGTTTGGTGGCACTCATCTACGATCAGAAGCTGTAGGCCGGGGAAATCACCGCGGCGCTCGAGCGTTTGTGCAGAACAGATTTGAATGTTTTCAAAGGGCCGGTATCGCCAATGGCCAGACTGCAAAACGCCATGATCAATTGAATATTTTTCAAGGCGCTTGCTGGTCTGATCACATAGAACAATGCGGTCAAGAATCATGGCCGCTTTGTTTCCCTTTGCTTTGGTAGCCCTCAATAGCTCTATGGCCATCTCTGTTTTCCCAGCCCCCGTGGGGGCGTACAGGATTTGGGCTTTACTTCCGGATGCAAAACCTTGACGCAGGTTTTCCAAAATGTTGGCCTGATACGGCCGCAGTTGCAAACTCATATAGATCCTCTGCTGGGACACCCCCCAGCGTGGGTTTAGACTTCAAATTTCTTTAGCTTCTTGGTAAGGTAGTTGACCTGCTTCATGAGCTGGGCATTCTCTGCTTGGAACTGATCGCGGCTGATGGTCAAAGACTTGACCTCAATCCGCAACTGTTTGTTTTCATCGCGCAATTCCTCGATGGTTCTGGCTGTGAACTCAGGATCATCTGATGAACCAGCTGCCAACTTGTCGGTCAACGCTTCGTTCTCTTTGATCAGAAACTCTATGGTTTCCTGCAACTTATCCGCTTCGGCCGCGGGCACTGATGGTTCCGCTGGGGGCTCTTCTTCTTTAACAGCTTCCTTCTTTTTAGAGGCGGGTTTCATGGTGGAAACGTTGCCGTGTTTGTCTACATACTTGCGGCCCACCTCTTCACTGGACGACTCTTGAGCCTTCTCAATAACTTCATCTGCCTTGCCAACTGATGAACGAACCTTGGCCACAAAAATGTGGGACACATGGCAGCGCCGACTGATCTCGCGGTCACTCCATTCGCTCCACTCAAAGTCGCCTACCATTTCTGTAACGATATGCCACTTGTCTTCGTTGGTCATGGGCAGGCCATGCATACCATTGGCACCAAATGAATACAGGATGGCATCCCTGACTGTGCCGTTTTGTACTTGGCACCGGACACTAGCCTTCTGTATTTTTCTCAGTGCGTGATAGCGGTGGAAACCGTCTGCCAGCCAATGGTCTTTGCCATCAAAGAACACAACAACTGGCGGAAACTCCACGCCGTCTGCCATCTTGGCAGCGTAATCTTCTACCGCATCAATGTTGATTTTGGTGCGGGACTGAGTCCCGCCATCAATTCGTATGGCTACCGCAGGTACATTTTTTATTACGGTATCTTTCATTTCACTCATTTAACTTCCTTTAGGTTATCGAAAACAGGTTAAAAATAATCCCAACATGGCAACGCACAACACCATCAACCATGTTTTTTTACACGTCCATTTGGCTGGACGCTCAAGAGCTTCGGGGTAGTCGTGCGGGAACGCCTCGAGCAATGTCCTCGGATGCCGGTACGTAATCAAATCGTCCATGTCCTTCTCCTCAGTCTCGTAATAGTTTTTCAATTTCATGAACCTCCTGCCTGAGATTTTCAAGCATATAAAAGTATTCACGCAGTTTTCCTTCAAGCATCCCAACATGGAAAGCCAGGCGCTCTTCGGCGGGTCTTCCCTCGTACTTGAGATTTGCTACTTCGGCAATGCTGTCTATCAATTCCTGTACGATCATGTCCACTCCTTTGGTTCGGGAAAAGAATTCTGCCTACCTTTCTGACCCATGTCAACAGGTAGGTTGCAAAAAAACTAACTGTTATATTCCCCATCAAAAAAATACCGCCCACGGTTGACCAAGGGTGATAGCCTTGGCTGTTCATCCCCTGCCCACCTGTATTTATCACTGTGCGCGATTTGACTAGGTGTTTACCCTACGTCAGTGGAAACCGTTTCCAGTGAGAAATCCAGACCAGCACTCCTTGGAGGCAGCGATTTGTTCGATGGAAGGTTTGTCTCACCACTTGCCCTTCCGTCTTGCCCAGTCCCTCGCTGACAGGCTGGACGGCTTTTAAACTGGGGGAGTACCAGTGCCGGTGTTTACTTCCGCGCGGCCCATTCAGGCCCAGTGATAACGCTCGGAGTGCGGATGCCGTAGAGGAGGGAACTGGGTAGTTCGCATGAAGCAGCGTTTCTAAACTACTACTACAAAGGAGATTAACCTAACGGCGCTAACCCGTTATCTACCCAGTCCCGAAACGAAAAAAGCCGCTTACAACTGCAATTCCGGTAGCAACCTTAGCAAATATCCCTCCGACCGAGGTTATTTGATAAGGCGAAATTGCATGTGTAAACGGCCTTAACTTTCGTCGCTTGCTACGGCAACAGTTCGGATTATAGATTTGTGTTGTCGGTTGTCAAGTGTTTGCTTTCGCGGATCTTGGACTGTTCGGTCTCATGGACTACAGCGTACTGTATGTCTTGGATGTTGTTACCGGCATCTATTGCCAGCTTCAGGGCATCTTTGTACCTTCTCTCGGTCATCGCTTCATGCAAATCTTTAAGAGCCTTTTCGGCCTTCATGGTGGGGAGCGCGTAGTCGATCAGCATAGTTCCTCCTAGTTAAATGCCGTATCTCAATCGCCACAGAAGCAAGCTATGCCTTCTTCGTTGGTGTCAAACATGTCGGTTTGCTGATCTGTAAAAGACGCCATCTGCGAATAGCTTGGCCGGTCACTGCGAAATCTTGCGCCGTCACCCGTAAGCTGGCCGGTAGACTGAATGACCTGCTCCATCTTGGCCCACCAAATAGCACGACTGGGCTTCTCTTGAATCAAGCTCAACACCTGGCCAGCAGGTTTTAAGTAGCAGAGATCACAGTTGCCGTGCTTGGTAACGCCGTTCATGTTCGGCAGCTCTAAATCAAAAGGCTGAGAGCGCCAAAATTCACCCACCAATTCTTTGGTAATGCCCACTCTCCCAAGCGGGGCTACCTTTTCTTCATGTTTTCCATAGTCTTGATTGCCAATCTTGGCCAAGCGACGCTGTTCATCGGCTCGGATTCCAATCATGGAGTCCCACTCTGTCCAGCCGTTGGCTTTCAAGTACCGGTGAATGGTGCGAACCTTAAGCTCTACAGTACAGAACCGGCTCACAGGATTGGGCAGGTACTTCCGCTTCAGAATCAGGGCCTCAAACGGTTCACCCTCGCGGCTGGCAGTCTCAAAAGTAACCTGTTTGAATCGGTCTTTGACTTCAGGCGCATCGGCATATTCCAGCCAAGTGATGGGGACATTCCACTCTTTGGAGCAGCGGTCTACAAACCGGAGCGTGGCCTCTTCTTCTTTGCCGGTGTTAGCAAAACAGACTATGGCTTCTTTGGGTAGTCCATTGTTAGATTGCAGTACCCGCCACAGCATGTAAGCGGAAGTGCGACCCCCTGAAAAGGAGATAACCGTAGGTTGATCGACAAGAAACGGATCCATAAACTTCCTAAAAAATGCAGGGATGTTTCCACCCCTGCAAAACCTACCTACGGAAGTTGCGGCAACTGCTTAAACCGCAACCCATCCTATCAAAAACGCTTCAGTATTTCAATTGCCTCATCTGCGCTGTTGACTACGGCCAACATGCCGCCAGTCCACTCATCAAAAAACTTCTGCTCGGCCGGAGTGAGCTTTCTTGCGGAGGGAACTTTGTTTCCATCCTTAACTTCCAAGAGAAGAGTGAACCCCTTGTAGCCCACCAAAAGATCAGGCAAACCATTTCCCTGGGTAACGATTCGCACAGTGGCACCGTGCGCCCTCAAGGCGGAAACGATCTGTTCTTGGTTGGCGTCAATTCTTGCGGCGTATCTCATGGGAACAAATTGTAACAGATAGGTGTTGACAGATGCAATATGTGTGGTACATTTATTTCCCCTCTACCTGATAGGAACAAAATGGAAACCAACATAGAACTAATGGAAAGACTTGTGGAAGCACAGGCGCTATCTGTAAAGATCGTAGATTTTTTAATAGCCTCCGAATCAATCAACGAAGGTAAATGGAGTCTCGCACTGGGCATAGCTTACGCAACCGTGGCCAAAGAGATGGGAGTCAGCCTACACGACACGATTGAATTGGTAATGACCATCCACAAAAATACAGAGGTGATTGATGACTAGCAATCCATCTGATTTGAAATCATTTGAAGAAATCATTGCCGAACATGAAAAGCGGATTGCTGATCTGGAGCATCTGGTTTCTATGTTGGCCAATCAAATGCTGTTTAACAAACCTTGGACTGCCCTATGAAACTGACCAACATTCACAACCTGCCTCAGACGTTTGTTAACGTCATTAAACGGCCCACCTATTCAAAAGGTAATGCCAATCTTTCGGCAACAGAGATGATCAACAGTCCTCAGATCGTTGTCCTGAAGCACCGCCACTGGGATGAGATTGAAGTTGATGCCAGCGAAATGGTTTGGTCATTGTTTGGCTCGGCCGTACACGGCATCTTGGAGCATGGCAAAGACGCTAACCACATTGTTGAAGAGCGCATTCATTTGAATCATGACGGCTGGCATCTGTCGGGCGCTATTGATTTACAGGAAGTTGATGAAGATGGCGGCATCCATATCAAGGATTACAAAGTCACAAGCGCATGGGCAGTCCGAAATGAAAAACAAGAGTGGCACGACCAGCTCAACATTTATGCATGGATGGTTGAGAAGGCCAAGAAGAAAACAGTGAAGTCGCTACAGATCGTGGCCATCATTAGAGACTGGTCAGGCCGCGAAGCAAGCATTAAAGAAGACTACCCACAAGCCCCAATTGTGGTGATTGATATTCCTATATGGCCCATGGAGCACAGAGAGTTGTTTGTTGAGAAGCGCATTCAACTTCACTCTGAGGCTTATTTTGAGAGTGATACCGGCGGCGATCTGCCCCACTGTACAAGCGAAGATATGTGGGAAAAGCCCACTACGTTTGCCGTCAAGAAAGTTGGCGGTCAACGTGCAAAGAGTGTCCACGCCACGCGCGAGGAAGCCGTAGCAGCCCAGCCCCCGAAGGACTACTACGTAGAGGTGAGACCGGGGGAGAGAACCCGCTGCGACAAGTTTTGTCAAGTCAGCAAATTTTGTAAACAGTACCAAACCTACCTGAAGGAGAAACCAAATGAAGACGTTTGAAATTAATTTAACTCTGGCCGAAGGCGCGCTTGTTAAACAACTGCTTGCTGAACACGCTCAACAAATGCTGGAGTACATCGAGGATTGTTCATTAGATGCCACCGAAGAAAGTGAAACCATTGAACATCTTTTCAAGAACGTTGAAGAGCCTAAGCCGCATGTAGAAGAGTTAAAGCCCAAGGTTGACGCGCCTTATGGCTTAAAGAAAGACGGCACCCCGAAAGCCAAACCTGGCCGCGCCAAGAAGGATTAACCCATGACAGTACACAAGAAACTTATGGAGGCCCGCATTAAGTTGCAGGGCATGAAGCTTTCCATGTCTGGTGAGAATAAGTTCGCCGGTTACAAGTACTTCAAGCTGGAAGATTTTCTGCCGCAGGTGCAGCAGATTTTTTTCGAGTTGGGTTTGTGCAGCGTGGTGACATTCGACAACAGCTTTGCACGGCTGGACATCATTGATATTGATGATGGCACCATCATCACTACAACCAGTCCTATGGCAGACGCACAACTCAAAGGCGCTCACGCCATACAAAATTTAGGCGCTGTTGAAAGTTATCAACGCAGGTACCTGTGGATAACTGCCATGGAAATCGTAGAGCACGATATTCTTGATGCAACCCTTAACCCTGAAGCCCCGCCAAAAGCAAAGCCCAAGGTTGAAACCAAGGTTGCGCCCAGTGCTCCACTGCCAAAAAAGATGGAGGGCAAAGAAGGCAGCTGGCAGCTGACGGTCGAGGTGGAAATGGAAGACGACTTGACCGCTTGGGTTGACGTAGTTGTGGAGGCTACGAAGCTGGCCTTAAACACTGCTACCAGTCTCTTAGACGTGATGAACATCTTCAAGGTGAATAAGAACATCTTTGATGTCCTGAAAACCAAGTCACCCGAAGACTACACACATCTGATGGAGGTGTTTACTAAATACAAAAAATCGTTTTCAGGAAAAGATAAGGAGTCCGAATAATGGCCACGTATCCAAACAGCGGGAAGCTTTCCCCCAATCGCTACAAGAATGACGATCCACGCAAGCCCGACATGGTGGGCGAGATTGTGATGGAGCGATCTGCTTTGAAGTCTTTGCTCGAGGAGCATGACGACGACGACATTGTGATCAAGCTCAGTGGTTACAACAAGCAAGGCAACTACGGTGAATTTGTAAGCCTCCGGTGGAACAACTGGAAGAAAAAAGAAGAAGCACCAGCTCAAAGAAAGCCTGAGCCCATTGATGATTCGGACATCCCATTCTGATGAAAACATCTCAGTTTGAAGGCGTCAAGGTGGCCCTCAAGCAAGACAGGACAGGTTACATCCTGACCCTGTCTATCCACCCTGATGACCTCCCTGAAGAAATACTGCGCGATTTTGTGGGCGCGCGGTATCAAGTGGTCATGGTTCGGCTCAATGGAAACGAGCAGCCCATGAACCGTGAGACGGACAACGGCACAGATCCAGTCAAATTGGCTGGGATGTTGTGCCGTGATACAGGGTTCCAAAACTTTCTGTTTGACATTGGCAACATCTTTGCGGCCAGTGAACAGGAGGCCATCGATTGGATGGTGGAAGAGTTCGGGATTACATCTCGGGCCGAACTACGAAGCAAACCTGACGCGGCTCGCCGCTTGTACAAAATTAATGAGGAATTTAAATTATGGAAACAAAGCGCCTGATTCCCTATTCGGTGCATTTGCCGGAAGAGATCTATAAGAAGTTGAAGATAGCCGCGGGCGAGCGCAAGGCGTCCTCTCTTGTTAGAGATGCCATCACGCTAATCATTGAAGGCGGTACAGCTTTTAATAGCGGCTACAACAAGGGTCTGAATGATTCAATTAAGGTTGTGGAATCTGAAGCATCTATCAGTGGACTGGTTATCAACGGTAAAAAAGTGATGCCAGCATTGACAGACAAAATTTCAAAACTTGTTGTGAAGGAGAAGGCAAGTGGCACGAAAAAGCCCAGAGGGAATTGAGGCCTTAAAGATCAAGCGTGACCCAATCTCCATTCAAGAGATCACTATGCTGGATTGGTTTGCGGCATTTTCTTTGCTCGGGTCTTCTCCCATGTCTACCCCAGAAGAAACGGCTAAAGCCGCATTTGATGCGGCTGAGGCAATGCTCAATGAAAGGGCGCAGCGCATCTAACGCTCTGCAATTACACATGATTGAAGACAAAACAGATGACGCACTGACGCCCGAAGAAATTAGAAAAGGGCGCGGGTCTTTGGGCCTAAATCAATTGGAGTTTGCGAATTTAATTGGCGTACAGCGTTCTACGATCAGCACCTGGGAGCATGGGCGCCAGCCGCCGCGCGCTCAATACATACGCAAGATGAAAAATCTTTTTGGCCCAGCTTGGGTTGGTTTAACCACTGCTGAAATTCTTGATTTGTCTGATCAACAAAATGTTTACGGCAGTCAATGGGTTGAATTTGCCAGAGCTGTAGAGAAAAAACTCAAGGAGAAAAACACCACATGAAGACTCCCGAAGACGAAGCCTTTGAAGAGATAGAACGCATCCAGCGTACCCGCACAAGATGGGTGTCTGTGAATAAGCCACAAGATGAAATTACTGAGATGGCTATGAAGTGCGGATTGATTGGTATGCGCCCACACCTTGATGGCATTTACATTGAGGCTCTGTTGTCTTTTGCCAAATCAGTAGCAGAAGCCGAGCGTGAGGCGTGTGCAAAGGTGGCTGACGAATACGCTGACGGGCCTGAACGCAACTACTCTGAGATCATCGCGGATGCCATCCGAGCAAGGGGGCAAGCGTGATTGAGCGCGATTTTACTGTTACTTTAACCCCTGAAGACGTTGAGTTGTACGACCGCGCCCGAGCAATCAACCTGCCGACAATTGTGGTGTCAATGTATGGGGACAGAATAAAAATGCTTCTTGACGAGGAGCGAGAGGCTTGTGCAAAAGTGTGTGAAGAAACCGATGACGGCACACCATACAACTTGGCTGAAGAGTGCGCCCGGAAAATTCGAGCAAGGGGACAAGCATGACACGGGATGAATACAACCTGCTATTCCACAAACAACAGCTAAATCTTGTTGCGTTTAAACGTTTAATGGATTGTGATGAAGAGGTTTTGCGTTTAGTTAACAGTGCAATCGAAGCGGAGCGCGAGGCCTGTGCAAAGTTGTGCGATGACCTTGTAAATGACGAAAACACTATTGAATATGCAAGCGGCGCATATCGGTGTTCGGCGCGAATTCGCGAAAGGAGACAAGCATGACTAAAGATGAAATCTGCGGATTGCTTAGACAAATCCACGACGTGCTGGTTATGCAATCAGAAACAAATCAGGTCAAGCCTGTGGCGTTGATAGATGCAGAAATACGCAAAGCAGTAGAAGCAGAGCGTGAGGCGTGTGCTGAAATTTGCAAGAAACACGCTGATGTTTATGCGGGGCTTGAACAAAACCCAACAACGCAGTCGGCATGGGCGGCTTGTATTGACAATCTTGACGCTATCCGAGCAAGGGGGCAAGCGTGACACAAGATGAAATCATTGAGCTGGCTAAACAGGCTGGCTTTGAACGGTTGGGGCACATAGATCAAGATTGGGTTTGTTATCCCGAGGATATTGAACGCTTTGCAAAACTAGTGGCAGCTAAAGAGCGCAAAGAATGGGAAAAAGAGTTTGCAGGTATGGGCGAATGGGCTTGCGTACACCTTTTACAAGAAAGGAACAAGTGATGACTAAGACAATGAAAGTAGAAGGCCCATTGCATGTTATTTGTCAATGCGACAAGTGCAAACCACAGATTGCTTTCAATGCTGAAGTTGTTGGTTATGTTTCACCACAGCGTGAGTGGGTAGGGCTGACGGATGATGAGGTAAATGAAATATATACCTCTGTGGAGGTAGAAGTTAACGAGCATTGGAACAAGGGCGGCACAACCAAGATGTTTCCATTGACGTTGTATAAAGCCATAGAAGCCAAGCTAAGGAGTAAGAACGCATGAGCGCAAAACCAATCCCAGCAAAAGAAGTAGCCGCAAGCATCATGAAAATCATGGACGAAGTTGCCAGTGAGTACCCAGAAGAAGAGCGCGAAGAGTTGAAGGCAGTCATGCTTGGTCAGTTGGGCATGGCTATGTTTAACAGGCCAATGGCTGTTGAAGACAAACTTAAGGAGAACACATGAAGAAAAAAAATGATGGTTATGAATACAAAACATATGACATGGCAAGATTTCACATACCTGAAGGTTTGTATTCCATAGAAGATGTTGAAAAAATGCTCATTCACATGAAAAAAACAAAACAAAAAACAGAAGCATACCTTGCAAAAACCTTAGAGCCAATTAATGAGAAGAACACATGAACGAAAACACATTTGCATTCCCCCACGAAATAACACATCTACAGAAGCCACTGACTGCTGGCATGACCCTGCGTGATTACTTTGCGGCAAAGGCTATGCAAGGGTTAATTGACAATGATGGTTTATTTTCAGAGATACCAACACAGGCTTACGAATTAGCAGACGCAATGCTGAAAGCGAGGGAAACCAATGCTTGAAATCTTCTTACTGCTGTTATTGGGCGGCGCGGTGCTAGTACTGGCAGTCTTAATCGCCATTCACATTCTTAAGGATTGAAGCTATGAAAGCCAAAGAAGAATTAGTAGAGCTGCTGCGCCTTTGCAATGTCGATGCTCGAGCAATCGACGTGGTGGAGATGGCTTATGAGCTAGGATATAAAGCGGGACAACAAAAAGGATTAAGTGATGACACGATTTTGGCCGGGAACGAACATACCCAAGAGCAACAACAATGACTTTAATTGGAAAGAGCGCAGCCCGCAGACAAAAAATGAAAACGCTAGGAACCGTATTGAGGCCAATGTTCAAAGAGGTGGCCCTTACTACATAACGCCCACCGAGAAGCCTTATCAAAAAACTTTCAAATGACCAAAGCACTTAAAAGATACATGAGTGATGTTGCCGAAGTTGGCTGCATTCTCTGTCGTCATTTGGGCTACGGGCCCACGCCTCCCCATCTTCACCATCCTAGAGGTGCAGCTGGCGGAGCGCAGCGCGCGTCAGATTGGTTGGTTATCCCACTGTGCCCAGAGCACCATCAAGGCAACTCAGGCTTTCACGGTCTAGGCGACAGTGAGTTTTATGTCCGCTACAGGTTAACGGAATGGGACTTGTTGGCCATGACCATTGAAGCCCTTCACACCTGAGCCATCTCTCTGAGCTTTCTTAGGTTGACATTCTTCAGCAGCTGGTACTCTGCTTCACGAAGCTGTTTGATCTGATCTTCCTTCTCTGAAGATGTCATCTTTTCTGTTTCGATGTTGGTGATCAGATTGATCTGCTTGCGAATCTTTGTAAGCTGGCTCGCGATCCTGTTTACCGCTGGGGCTAAGGCAATGCGCTGTTGAACCTTTGGATCTTCTAGATAGTCTGCAATCTCTTGCGGGCTGCGGTTTTTCAAATCAGACATGGTCATGGCTGCACGATCTGTAACTTCTTTCAAAGCATAGAAGTCTTTACGCAAACCCACTTCGTACTCTTTGGAAACAAAAGCACTTGCGTTCGGAATGGTAGCCAACGCATCTTGGAAGCTGACCGAGGGGCGGGTGGTGCCAGACATAGCGGCCAACATGGGGTTTGTCATGTATAAAAATAAACCACCAAATGATCCAAACATGCCACGGATTAAATGGTCTGCCACAATGGGCGAAATCATTTCGGTCTTACCAAGCACCTTAGAAAACTCTGAAGTGCTGTCTTCAAACTGACGGCTTAGTTCTTTTTGATTTTGGAAAATTCCAACCAACGGCTTTTGCTGGAAGAAGTCGTAGTTCATCACTGCTTCCGCAATAGGTTTAATGGCTTGTGGTACAGGTGTTGGACTAAAGATAGAACCTTCCAGAATGGATGCTATAGATGCGCGGAACTTGCCTGCATCTGTCATGCCGTTGTCTGTAATCAGATGGTAGACATGCTCAGCCAATACTTTGGGTAATGCAAAGATGTCCGCGCGCAACGGAATCCCAAGGCCATTGGTACCTGGTATCATGAGCAAGCGATCACGGGTTGGAGTGGCTTTCTTTTCGTAGCCCTCATCATCACCCATCATCATGGCGTAGATCACCGACAAGGCCATCACTGAGCCTGTAGTGGCGGCAAGTGTCTGCATAGCCGCTTTGCGTTCTGTGGGTGATGTACCCACGCCGGTCAGGGTGCGATAAGCAACGTGCTGAGCAGCAAGATAAGCATTAAAGAACGGGATCACTTGGCCCGCCATGGCAAGCATCTGGCTAGTCCCGCGGCGACGCACGTTGAAAATTTCAAATGCTTTTTCAATGGCTTCTGCTCGAGATAAACCCTGAGCCAATGCTGCCTCATAAGTGGCTTGACGCACCGCGTTATCCGCAGCCATAGCCAAGGTGCCCAGCTTGCGCTTCACAGCATTCCAGATACCTGTGTCTTGCTTAAGGCCGGACATGATCTCGGCATCAGCTCGAATGATGGAGGAAGTAAAGTCACGAACGCCTGTTGCGCCTACGTTTTTCAACTCTTCATGAGCCTTGCTCTTGCCGCGTAAAGTCTGAATAAATTCTTTGACGGCTCGCACCGGAATGGTCAGAGCATGTTGTGGCTTTAGACCGGATGTAAACATCGCGGCAAACGAGTCTTGCGGAACCTGTGCAACAGAGAACAGAGGATACAAAACTATGGACTGGCGCAGCACGTCAGCAAACTTAGAGAAGAACTTGACCGTTGGAATGGCCACAGACTCTAACCCTCTAAAGGCAGATATAAACATGGGGTCAGCCATGCTGTACTCGACTTGCTTGCCGCCGTCCCAAACCTTGACTACATTCTCTTTAGCAACCTCGGGGGTCAACACATACTTGGTCTTGCCCTCAGCATCTTTGAACTCAACAACTTCAAAACCATCAAGGGTTTTATTTGCGGCAGTAGCTTGCCTCAGCGAATTAAATGCTTGTGCGCCACTGGAAATTTTGCCAATTATGGGATTGTTGTCCTCATCTACACCAACAAAACCCAAGCTCTCTTTGCTATCTGCATCCTTGATCTTTCTGGCCAGACCAACAGACTCAGCCGTGTTCACCAACGCAAGGGCAGATCGGTTGCGCACACCACGATTAATGGCGTACTGAGTCCAGCGAACCATGTTGTCAAAGATATCGTTGACAGGTTTTTTGGAGCCTTTGATCCGCTTGTCCGCTTGAACAGACAGCGAACGCAAAAACTCTTTGGGCCCTTTGCCTTCTTCAATTTGATCTTCGCGGAAGAATGGAACGTAGTCCGCATTGGACATTAACTGTTCGGCTTCTTGTCGGCTATATAAGCCGGTTTCTACCATCACATCCAAAGCGTTTTCGCGAATGCCGTCCCATGTCTTGACAACATTGCGTAGCTCTGGGAATAGTTCAAACTGGATTCGACCTGCCTTGATAAATTGGGCAAGCTCTTCGCCCTCAAATTGCAGTTGGATTTTTTTCTGCGCAAGTTTGGAAGCTTTGTCTGCCAGCTCACTAGCCGCCACAGGAGCACGATCCCGAATAGAAGCCGCTTCAGCCCGCATGGCTGCAACTTCTGCATCTATCGTTTGATTTTGTCGTATCAGTGATTCAGTACGCTTTGCCTCAAAAGCAGTATGGGCAATAAGCTCAATCTCTTCTTTGCTTAGGCCGTGCTTGTCTGCAATCTCATCCAGCTGGCGCGACAGGGTGATGATGTTATTTTCATCATCCACGCCTGTCCATTTGTGCAACTTGTCATCCCACTTGATGTTTCCCTTCATGATAAACAGATTAGAGACAGCATCAGAGTGAACAGTCTGACTCAGGCTGGCATTAAGCAACATGCCTGTTTTTTCTTCTTGGTTTTTTGTAGACTCCATCACCTCGCGGCGGATTTGATTGTTCAGTGCTGCATCGCTACTAAACGCCCATGTTTCCACTTGATCGGTAAACTTGCGGAATGAGCCCAGAGCCTGTTCTCTGGTCAACTTAGGATTGTCTACAGCGTTGTCCCACGCTTGTGTTGCTTTAGCCAAGTAGCTGGGCTCCGGCTCTTTTACAAAGCGTCCAAGGCCAGCAAGGATTTCCATGCCGTCGTTGCCTTCTTGGGTGCGAGTTACTGCCCCTTGTTTAACGGGAATAATGGATATGTTTCCCAACCTAGAAATTGCTGTTTTTAAACTAGGCGACAAATCGTAAGCATTGGGTTCTTCTATGATTGCGCCAATCGCTTGGTGCGGATAGTCAAAACCAAGGAAATCATCTTTCTTTAGTTGACGCAGGATGTATTGCTCTGGCTTAGTAGCCTGTTGGTAAGCCGCTTCATACGCCTCATCAGGGCTGTATTCCTCGTCGTACGCATCTCTCATGCGGTTGTACATCCGAGTCAGAGCCTGCTCTCTGCCATAAGCGTTAGGAGTTTCTCTGTCTGCCCAAGATTCTTTTACATACAAGAAGCTTTCCCTAGGCGCATACACCGGATTCTTGGCCAAGACAAAGCGGCCAACTTGTAACACTTCATCCGCAGACACTACAGGCTGACGATTGCCGCGGTCATAGAAGTAAGCGTGTCGCGTTGGGTCAAGGCTAACTTGTTTCCATTCTGGATTCGTTAGCAATTTTTGAATTTGTTTAAATAGCTGATCGGGCGGCGTATTCACCCAATCACCTTCAATGGTTTGTTGTGGTGTTTTTTCGCTTAATCGACCTTCTAGGTTTTGGGCAACACTAAACGAACGCTCTGCATCCCTCGGGGCAAACACGACGTTTTTAATGTGGCCCGTGCTGCGATAAGAAATGTTTGTGCCAGTGGTTTTGTTATTAGGGCTTGTACCTTTGTGTACAGAAACCACACTTCCATTCACACCATTCTGACGACCCCATTCCAGTGCAGGAATGTCCATACGTAAACCAACGCGGGTGCCGTTTGCAATTGGCGCGTTAATTAGTTCAGCCTTTTTCTTTTGCTTGATCTTGGTAGTCAAGATGTCCGTCATCAAATCATTGTTGATGGGCGCTTCAAGATTGCTTCCAAGCACTGGGCCAATAGGCGTGTAGTAATCAACGTATCTGTCGTATTCTTGCTTGGTAATTCGACCCGCGGCAAGTTCGCGCGCAGCCAACACCACTTGTTCGTTGCGCCCCTTCTTCAGCTTTAAGCTGGCAGGTGCTTTAAGAATTGGAGGCTGACCTGAAATAGGCTTTTCAGTTTCTATTGGCTTTTCTTCTACTTTAGGTGCGCCTTGAGATTCCGTAGATGTCAACTCTTCGGTAATGGCAATGATCTCTGTTAGCGCATTGCTATCACGAATGCCAAGGAGGTCGGCAACTGCCTGAGTAAACGCGCCCCAAGCAGTTTTCTTTTGATATGGAATCTTTCTCAGAGTATTCTGAAACTCTGCATTAGAGTTTGCTTCAGCAATAAACTCATCAAAATCTTTCAGTCCGTACAGCCGCAAACCTTCATCACCAAGATTGGTTTTTACATAGCGGTACAAATTTTTTAAACGATTAACAGCGGGCTGCTGTGCTGGAGTTGGGTTGTTAACAGCAAAGTAAGTTAGGGCGTGAGTAATCTCATGCGCAATAACATGTTCACTAGCAGACTTTGCTTTGCTTAATACATAAATGCCATTGGTGTCTTGCGACCATCCCGCTGCTGCGCCTGGTGCAATTCTCTTCATCAGCTTGGTATCAACTTGGGTTGTAACACCTACCAAGTTTTCAGCCAATCTCCCAATGTTTGCAATGATGGGATTTTTGCTGCTTTGAAGTGCACCTGTGACGCGGCCCCAATCATTGTCAACAATCGCTTCAGCAAGCTTTTGATTGTTTCTTGTTTTGGGTAGTTCTACTTCGGCCCTTGGCTCCTCAGCTTTTTCCGCGCTCCCAACTGGAGCTGGAGTCTCTGCTCTGGGCTGAGGGACTTGAGCAGCGCGAGCAGCTGCTGCTTGCTGGGCTTCGGTTTGTCTAATGATGTTTTGGAGTTCTTCATCTGTCAGTCTTTCGTTGATTAAGTCTTCAACTTCATCTTGCGTAAATTCTTGTCCGGCAATTGCATAAGACGGCGAAGGACTTGTGGCAGAAAACAAAGCACTACGCAAAGCACCTTGGTACTCAGCCGGTGTAGCGTCCGGCATTTCTAATGCCACGCGTTCTTGCAATCCCTCTACGTCTACTCCGGCCATTTCCGCCTGAGATATAAGATCAGGCAAGCTAGGCTCCACTTCGGCCTTGGGTCTTCCGGCTCGGGCAGCAAGTTCAAGGTTCACACCAGGCATAGAAGATAGGCGCTCTATCTCTGTCTCAAGCCTATCCTTTTGTTCGGTCAGTACCGACAGATTATTGTTGAAGCTTTCGGTTGCATAGTCGCCCGAGCGCAGCTTGCCTGCAATGTGCTCCAGTGCATTTGATGTATCAAAATTAGGATTCTTCTGGCCATTTATCACGGCACGTTGGTTGAACGGCAGGTATTCATCTAGAGCGCCATCGCTTACCATGTCTTCAAGCAGTACGCCTTGGCCCTGCTTGTTGTACATCTGTTGTAACTTTTTGTTGTCTGGATCAATGTCAGACAATCCGAACGCTCCGGGCCGGTCAACCAACTTGTCCTTTAGGAAATTAAACAGGTTGCCCTTGTTTTCCTTTTTGGAAGCTTCTGCAATGTCTTTTTTAACAGAAGCCAAATTTGTTTTGAGATCGGCAATATCTTGCTTTTCTTCTGGCAACTGATTAAAAGCCGTAGCGCCACGCGGTTTGGTCTGCGGCTCTTTAAACAACGGCTCATTGGGCGCAAATAAACCCGCGGGTTCTTCTAAGGGTTTGCCCTCAGTCACTGGAAATGTTTCCAGTGAGGTAGGGTTTACCCCGGGTTGCGGCAGGTTGTTGAGCAGCCGGTCTTTGACAATTTGATTCTGAACGGGATCAGAGCTGTATGTGGAATTTTGTATAGCACTGACCTGTGCTTGGTACTGTGCAACTTGCGCGGTGTACTCTTCCTGTTTGCGGGCTTGCTCGGCAATCAGTTCTGCTTGCTGAGCTTCTAGCTGCTGCTGTTCCCTGTCGCGCATCGCGCCCATCAGATCTGTATTTATATTGGGCAGACCAGTCATGCCCGGCAAACCTCGAAATCTCTCTTGTGTTGCCTGCATCTCTTGTTCAATTTGATCCAGCCGATCTCTTTCGGCTTCCGCAACACCCGATAACCTTGCCTCTTCGGCTAAGGCGGCATCTTGGCGCAGGGCCTGCGCTTGTTCGGCGCTGAATCCGGCTGCTTCAGGTAAGGCAACTTGCGGCGGAGGAGCCTCCACTTCTGGAGCGCGAGCTGGTTCTGCGGGCGGTTTTTCTTGGACTTTTGCGCCTTTAGACCTACGGCCTAGAGTCACGTCAACTAACAAGCTTGCCAACGCACCTACACCAGCTCCGTATGCACCTTCTTCGGCGGAACCAGCAAGAACGTCTTGCTCGGGGTTGTAGACGCCTTGAGCAATCAGGTTCTGAGCAACCTTTTGAGATGCCTCGGTCAATCCCTCTACGCCACCTCTGGCCAATGCTGTGCTAAATATGTTTTTAAGAGGGCCAATGTTGGGTGCAAGTATGTCCAGCAAACCAGTAGGAGCACCTAGTAATGTGGCTGTGCCGCGCTCTTCTTTTGTAGCGCCAGCTTGCTCCGCTGTTTGACGCGCTTCACCGGCACCAGCAGATACACCCAAGGCTCCGGCCGCGGCTCTGCCCGCAGTCCCAAACGGCCCCGTCAAAAAGAACGGGAGGGTAGAACCCAATCCTGAAAGCAGTTTACTGGGGACGCTTTCTCCAAGCTCAGGTGTAGATGGTGCCAAGAATTCTTTGGCTGGCTTAGCAACCGATTCAATTCCAGCGCGAACTTTCTGTTCGTACTCTTCTGGAAGAAGGGCAGACGCACCAATACCGGATGTTTCCAATAAGCCCACGGCTCCACGGCCAAGAGCTTTGGGAACATCTTTTAAATAGTCTTTAACACCAAGTTCTTTTGCTGGCTGCTTAAGAATGTTGTTTTGGATTGCCTTGACAATATCAGCATCTGACATTTCATCCGGAAATCTAACCAGCCCAATCTCTGGAATGTTGACGATTGGCATGATTATCCTTATCTTTTTAGCTGACCTGATTTTTCATCATAGTCTATGATATTTAACCCACCAAAACTTTCCGCTACTCCTGGATAAAGCCTACTATAAATAGTTTGGTACCTCTTATTTTGCATAAGCAAATCATCAGTCATGCGTTTTTTGGCTTTTGCAATTACATCAGCAGGTTTACCAATATTTTCTAAAGCCGCAAGTTTTCCTGACGACTCAACTATTTTTTCAGCTTGTCTTTCCATGTTTAAAAGAATGTCTTCGTCAGTTTTTCGTTGACGTTCAAGCAATGTAGCAGCTTTAGCCGTAGCCGCGTCTTTGGCAGCGTCTTTTTTACGCTGAGCTTCTGCTTCAGCAATATCTTTGCGCAATCCAAGGGCTTCTTGTTTGTAGGCGTCGTAACCGGCCAACTTGCCCAATCCAAGCTGCGCGGAAAGCAAACCGCGTTGTTCTGCGCCACGCAATTGTGCTGCGCGCTGATACGCCCCAATGCCTTGCATAGCACCCGCTCCAATATTGGACAGGGCGTATGGTGAAGTGCCTCCCATGATTCCAAAACCAGCAGAAAGTAGCGACATGTAATTGTCTATTTCTTTTTGGCTTTTCATGCCCGCAATATTTTCCGCAATTTGTTTGCGCAATTCGGCCATGTCGTCTGTTCCTGGTGTCGCGGCGGCAGATTCTTTTACTGGGACGGCTTCTTCTGCGGCCGCCTCAGGTGCTGGTGCAGCCTGTAAAGGCGCAAGCATTTGCGGCGTCACGACTTGATCGGCAATGGGTGTAATCACATCTGGAGTACGATTTTCTTTAGAGGGCGGCGTGTAGTTTGGCCGTTCGCCATATGTTTCTACACCAGCGGGCGTATACGTTAAAGGCGCTAAAGGTTTGATGCCTTTTTCTTCTTGAACTTTGCGGCTCATGCTGGGATAAAACGCAGGTTGAGAAGCGCGTGCAATTTCTTCTTCTGTAAGTTCAGGTTCTGGGCCGTACTTTTCCAGCTCTTCCTTTTGCTTTTTGTCCATGTAAGCTTTGGTTGCTTCGGCGCCTGTGGTGGCAATTCCAAGAGGCAAAGCCAGCCGATTAAGCAAAGCACGAATTCCGCCTGCTGTTTTAGGCGTTTCTGCCGCTGCGGTTGTTGCAGCTTCGGCAGCCGGTAATGTATTAAATGCTTCGCGCGCTGATTCGACACGACGCATACGGCGCAACATATCTTTTTGTTTTTCTAGATCATCGGTAGGAGGAATGCTGAAATCCTGATAAGGGCTAATCTTTACGCCATCCATTCCGCCGCCAGCCAAGCCTACGATGCCACCTTGATCAAAGCCTCTAATGTAATTGCGTGTTTCATCAGGAAGACGTGACGGATCTGCGCCAGCCATCAGCCACTTATCGGTGTTACCTGGACCCCAGTTATAAGCCACCGCGGCAAGCTTAGGATCGCCGTACCTTTGCATCATTTTTGCAAAGTATTCTTTTCCAACTCGGGCCAAATCCTCTGGATCTCCCGAACGAGCTGGCGCAATACCAAACCCAGGATCACGCGCGGTTCCGGGCATAACTTGCATTTCACCCATAGCGCCTTTGGGTGATGTTAAAAGTTTTCCTTCCCTGTCATAACGACGACCGCCACTTTCCTTTTGTTGAACCAAGGCAAGTAAGTTTTCTAAGTCGGTCGGCTGAGAAACTGAAGTTGTGCGGCGCTCTATAGATTTAGGCGGCTCATCACCTTTCTTAACAGAGATGCCTTCTTTGGATTCTGTGGCCATAAGAGTAGGCATTAGATCCGCAATTCCTGCATCAGAAGAAGGCATTTCTTTAGCCCCGTACATATCCGATATGCGTTGGCGCAAAGCATTCATCATGCTCATCGCTTGCGTCATTTCTTTTTCGTAAGGATCTTCGTCTTCTTCGTCGTCGTCTTCAAACGCGCCACCTTCGGCAAATGCCACAATGCCGCCGCCCGCATATTCTTGGGGCAAGTTACTGGAAAGAGCTGGCACACCCTGTGCTTCTTGCAAGATCTGCTCTGCAATAGGGCGCTGCTGTTGCCCCATAGTCATGGCTTGGGCCGCCTTCTCCTCTTTCATTTTTTCTTGAATCAGAGGGATGCCAACATATGCAGGGATGACGCCGTTCTGTACGCCCTGCTTGAGCTGGTCTATTGAGTATTTGGCTGGGTTGGCCAAGATCTTTTGTGCAATGCCTTGCATAGTCTATCCTCTGTTATCTATTCAATGCGTTATACAAACCCAATCCAGCAATACCAGCCGTTCCCAAACCGGCAACCTGACTAAGTGCGCTAGGTGGTGCTTGATAAATTGCAGAGGTGGACTGTTGACCCAACGGCATACCGCGAATCATGTCGGACATAAAGCCCAACTGTTTGTATGGATAGTTCTGTTGATTCAAGAAGTTTTGATAAGCAATTTCGTTTGCTTGCTGCTGCTGAGCTTGCTGCTGTGTACCATACTGGTTTAGCAACTGGTTGATGCCCACTTGTTGGCCGTATTGAGTCTGACCGAGTTGCCCTAACTGACCGGCAGCTTGCAGACCCGTTTGAAGACCCTGCATGCCCAGATTAGCGCCGAATTGATTGGACTGCTCGCCAAGTTGTTGAGCGGCCTGACCGTACTGGGCACCAAGGCTTGCAGCTTGTAGTCCTTGACCTGCGCCAAACTGACGGGATTGTTCTCCTGCTGTTTGGGCTTGTTGGAATGCTTGTTGGTTAGCCAACTGCGCTTGGAGGTTTTGTGCTGCGCCTAGCTGCTGAATGCCTAATGCAGCCTGAAGGTTCTGTCCGCCAACTTGTAGGCCAGCTTGCTGGTTAGCCAACGCAGCCTGCAATGCCTGTTGAGCATTCATGCCCTGAGTCTGGAGCTGAGCAGCTTGATTTTGTACATTGGCTTGCTGAGCAGAGCTAAGATTTGCCAAACTTGTTTGCAGCCCGGTTTGTGTACTAAGCTGCTGAGCGGCCTGTTGAGCCGCTAGATTTTGTTGACCAACTTGTAATCCAGCTTGTTGGTTTGCTAGAGCCGCCTGCATTGCTTGTTGGGCATTTAAGCCTTGAGCTTGAAGCTGAGCAGCTTGATTTTGTACGTTCGCTTGCTGAGCAGAACTGAGGTTCGCCAGACTTGTTTGTAAACCAGTTTGTGCACCCAATTGCTGTACGCCGAGTGCAGCTTGTAAGTTTTGACCACCAACCTGAAGACCCGCTTGCTGATTTGCTTGTTGAGCCTGCAATCTAGCTTGCTGTTCAGCATTAAACTGACCCTGTGCTTGTTGATATGCCGACTGTAATCCCGCAGCTTGAATATCACCCTTTTGGGTTGCTAAGTTACGAGCAGCCTCTGCGTTCTCAATGGCCTGTCTAGAACCACCAAATGCACCAGATTGTGTCGCCCGTGCAGCCCTTTGAGTACCCGCAATGTCTGCGCTACGCTGAGCTTCACGTTGCTGAGCCTCCACCACATTTTGCATGTACGGAGACATGTACGCACTTGCTGCGTAAGGATTAGCAAAAGATTGTGTCCTGACCCGCTCGGCAGGGCCCATTTGAAATGTTTGTAAATCTGGCCGATACCCAGTCTGCGCCGCATCCATTAAGGGCGTTCCAACTTGCTGTGCCGAAATCCTATCCGCAGGCCCCATCTGGAACGCTTGTATATTGGGGTTGTAGTTAGTCTGCGCCGCAGCCATGGTGGGTGCGCCCTGTTCTTGGGCAAAAACTCTCTCGGCTGGCCCCATCTGATAGGACTGCAAATTAGGAGCTTGGGCACTTAACATGCCAAATTGGCTTGGCTGGTAAGCTTGAGGGGCTTGGAATTGATTGCTGAATTGACCGGGCTGGTACTGTGTGTTTAAAGCGCCTAAACCAGCTTGCGCCGCAATACCAGTTCCCATGCCCAATTGAGCCGAGGGCTGCATGTTTTGGGCTTGTTGTTGAGCCTGTTGCTGCATGGGTGTAAACCCAGCAATACGCTCTGCACCGTAAGTTTGGTACGGATTTTTGTTAATGTCGGTTAATGCCGCGCCTTTGGCAAGTGTTTCCTTAGCATACGGACGCGCCCATTCTGGCAGTTCTGCCGTTTGGGTTTGTGCGGTTGTCGCTGGAGCCGGAGCTGGAGAGGGCGAGTCTCCACCTTGAGGCTTAATCCTGCGATCACCATAATGTTTAAACGCTTCTGACGGAAGATCTGGTATATCCAGAAGTGCCCGTGCGCGGTTATTAAATCTCATAGTTTTACCCCAACAATCCGGAATTTTTCTTCAAACCCATATCTGTGCCAAAGTCTTGCTATAGCCTCTCTCGCCGAACCCTCTATCACGGTGGCCCCCATAGACGTAGCATAATTCTTTAGCTGTTGAAACGTATCTTTATTGCTAATTAATCTGCCGCCGATAGTCGTGATGAAAGCTACCCGATCATTCGGGCGGTTATAAAAATTTACAGTAGCAGCGCCGTGTACGCCGTTTTCATCGGTGGCTACCAACAAAACCCATTGCCCCTGCATCACCAAAGACTTCACCTGATCTACAGTGTAATCTCCCTTTGCGTGTTCTAGTGCGGATGCTATGTACTTCTCGACCGACGGCCAAGTTCTATTCACCCACTCCAGCGACACGTACTGTATGTTCATGCTGGCAAATATTTATCTGCTCTAGAGTTCTTGGCAACCTTTCCTTTTCCTACGGTGTTGCCGCGAGCCTTCTGTACCCTGTCCATCATGGCGTACAACTTACGGGCGCCAGCTTCAGTTGAGCCATTACCCAACTCTGAAACAATACGGGCGGGCACCACAAACTCGCCGTCGGCTAAACGAGCAGGTTGTTTGTTTGCTATGGTTGCAGGAATAGAGTCGGATACCCCATCACCGGGGCCACGAAGCAGTCGGCCACCATCAGAGTAACCACCTAGGTTGTAACGAAGATCGGAGATTCCGCCCGACGCCATTGGGGTAATTGTGGCAGTAGCCGGTGGTACTTGCGAAGTAAACTGTTGGCTCTGGGCGTCGTAGTTGTAACTGCGCGGGGCCTCTGAAGGCGTACCCATACCGTTTTCAAGGTATCTTTGCGCCTGTGGGTCGTATGTGTATTTCTTTACCGAATCATTAGGATTGGGGCCAAGTCCAAAAAGCTTTCTGAAACCGGGTTCTGTTTGCAACAGATCAAATATTACTGCCCCACCCCCAAAGTATCTAGGTATGCCACCACCCGCCATCTTTATGACGGACTCGCCTGCGGGCCAACCCATCATGCCGCCATTAGCAGCAGTTCTTGGTCTGTAGGAGCCTGAATAATAGGTCTTCTCTCTGCCATACGGGTCAGCAGAGGGGGTCGGCAAAGCTATACCTGGGTAGTAATCATACTGCTGGCCGGGATCTCTATCTACGGGCACAGTCGGAACCCCAGGTTGTTTTTCTGAAGCCAATAAAGGCCCAGTCACCATACCAGCGGTTCGCATGGGGTTTTCCATAGCATAATTAGTCAGATTCTTCCCAGTAAAGCCTTCGCCCATGGCACTAGCACGCTCCATTGGGCCAAGGTTGGAAAAAACATCTCTAGCCATATCGTTTGTCATGCCAGTCGGCGTACCAAGTAGGCTTGCCGGTGCGGGTGTAACCGGTGTAACGGGTGCAATATTTATAGGCGCAGCTTGAGGTAATTGATTAAACGAAGAAAGTCCGTCGCTTACATACGATGGGGCAGATACTGCCCGCTGAGAAAACATTGTTAGTCCGTCGTTTACAGGCACGGGAGCCACGGTGGATGCCGCAGTTGTTGGTGCGGCAGCGGTTGCTGCGGCACTTGATTTAACGCCCTCCATAGCCAAGCTTTGGCCAAGACTCGCTCCGCCATATGCGCTAAGTCCAGTCAAAAGACCCTGAGTTAAACTTTGTCTGGGGTTAAGCAACATACTTCCACCGCCAACAAGAGCGGCAGCGCCCAAAGGTTGCATGCCTGGTATCATCATTAGCCCAGCACCTGCCACCACAGGGAGAATGGACGACAAAAACCCAGCCTCGGGCAGTCCAGTTTGTGGGTTGATGGTCAACGACCCACCATGCGCTTTGGCAATATCTTGCAGGCTTTTAACTTCCCCTTCAGTCATATGGACGAGGGTAGTGTCTGGGCCTCGACCTTTGGCGGCCAAGTGACGGGCGATATCGTGTAGGCTCATTTTTGCCTCTTGAAATAGGGGTTAATAGATGTTATCAGTTTAAGTTCAATTAACCAACTTTCCAGTTGGTTCCGTCCGAATACACGGGCACTTTTACAGCACCGCCACCCGTCACTGTTGAGCCGAAAGTTGGCAACAAAGCATCCGATACAAAAGCTAGAGTTCCCGCACCCGAAGTTACTGCGCTGGGGAGAGTGCTTACCGTGTAAACATTGAGCTTTATGTTGGAAGCTGCTTGTAGCTGCCGGATGGTGTTGTCAAGCTGGTTGAAATACAAACGCAAAATACTGTTTAGACTGTCTAAGTATCTCTGTTCGTACTCTGTAGGAGCGTTGGGAAGTCGCGGGGCGGCAATGGGATTTATGGGGTCTGCCGATGTGATTACATACGCCATCAACGTCTCCCGTCTGGTCGAATATCAATCCTAGGCGCACCCAACTGCCAAGCTGTACCTATCTGGTCAGACTCTACTTTAAAAGACATTTGTCTGCCCCGAACTCGGGTGTTGATCTGTCCAGTGAACTGCTCAATGGTATAAGTTCCAATCCTAGCCACAGTGCCGTAGTCCACGCCGCCCACAGAAGGGGGCACGTTGTATCCCGAGCCTGAGTTTTGCAGTGGCAGCAGCGTCATGGTGACCTGCGGAGTTGGAGAAGTCTCCGAACCCCTGAACGTGATGTCTGGCAGCATCCTCCACACAAAGCCAAAGTTGTGTCCGTCCCCAATATCAAACTCAGATGACGTGATGTAGGCGTTGATAGGCAGCTCTGTACCGGTTTCGTTGTCGTTTACACCAGACTCTTGATTGACTATGTTGTATGTGTAGGTGGCTGCAATTGGGAATTGACGCAAGCCGGAATCCAGCCAAGCTGTCCTAGCCATAGTGCCGTAGTACCAAGCATCCTCTAGATAGTTGTACACCACGTATTTATCCACACTTGTGGAGTTAGCCGAACAATAGAACCACCAGACTTCGTTAAAGCCTTCGTTGGTGCTGGCAAAAATCTGCTCTGCTTGAGACGTGTTGATGTCTTGGAAAATGTACTGCCTCAGATCGCAGCGCAGAGTGTTGGTACGGCCATCGTATTTGTAGAACTTGTCAATACCCATCCAGTACACCACACCCGAAGCAATAGCGGAAGCATTAGGCCCTGCAATAGATACGTTGTCCGCTAAAAGTTGATTGCCCCACACAAAAGGAGGGCCTAAGTACTGAAGGGAGTACATGGACGAATCCGTCCATATCAAAATCTCTTGACGACTCTGCATTGCCGTAACAATTTCGGAGCCGTGAGAAAGTCGAATACTACCCGCTTGATT